GTTTTTAAATCGTTTCATTTTAAAACCCTAGTTTTTTAAGTTGACGTATAGTGTCTGTTGCATTTTTATAAAAGATACCAATACCACCTGCGGCATTAAACTCTTTTATATTTCCTATGTAATCATCAATCAATATATTTGGACCTTGTTTTGATTGTGCAAAATTCTTTTTCTCTGGTCTTAAAACAAGATGTATTCTATTAAGATTATTTAGACCGATATTTTTCTGTAACCAACGCATCTTTCCTTTTTTCGATCTTAAATCTCTTTTTGTATATGCAGAAAGAATATTTGGATTATATTGTTTTACAAACTTAAATAGTTTTTTTGCATCATCATACATTTCAAGATTTTCCCAGAAGTTCTTATCTTGTTTTACTATGGCCCATTGATCGTCTGATGGCATTTTTAACCAATCATCAAATGTTTGACCATCTCGTTGTTTCATTATTTGACTTACTCTTTTTTCTAAATCAACGAGAACACCATCCATGTCCAAATAGATTTGAGGAAGTGTTTGTTCACTAAGATACTCTAATAATGTTTTCATTTTGTTTTAAGACTTCCCTTTTTGCACAATTTTTTGTCTATCTGCAACCCATTGTTTTGCAAGTTTACTTTTTAGAGGTCTTTTTAAATAAGCCTTCACATATCTTGTCAATCTTCTGAATACATTTATCATTTTTGGGTCTTTTTCATCTTTATCATTATCTACGATTTGAAAAGAACCTTTGAATAGATTTGTAAGTCTACCTATATTTTTTTGAACATCTTTCCAGGCAGTTTCAACTATTTTTGGGTCAAGTACTCTATCTCGTCTTTGATTATTTGCTTGTGCAACTTCAAGACTTGTATTTACAAATATCATGAATGTATCGTAACCAGCATCTTCCAGTTCTTTCTTTTCTCTAACAATTCTTTTATATTCTTCTGCGGTACTGTCGATAATCAATCCAAGTTTTCCATTTAGATATAGTTTTTTCATTTTTGCAGTTATGTCTCTACCTCTTGCTCGTTTCTGTGCAAATTTTTCAAGTTCTTCTGGAGTCATACCAATCATTTTTTTACTCATACCTGCTTTTGATAATAGAAATTGTAGAGCCGTATCTGAGTTGATTACTTTTAATCCTTGTGTAACATCTGTCGCTTTTGTAGAAACAAAAGATTTACCAGCACCAGGACCACCTGCCATGAAGATGGCTTTAAATAAATTTGGATCGTTAATACCTTCTTGTAAATTTTCTTCTTCTTGTAGAAAAAATGAAAATCGTTTCATTACTTTTTACCTCCTTTCACCCAATCTTTGGCTGCATTAAAGTTTGATCTTGAAAATTCGAGTCTATCTACTAATTTGATTGCTTTACCTCTTTTATCTACTGCGACATATCCTTCAGGTGCAGTTACTTCATATCCGTCACCAGTCTTGAGGAATGTTCCTATATCTTTAACTGTTTCTAATTTTCGTATTAAGAATAATTTTGCCTCTGCAATTGCTTTATAGAGTTTAAAGATATCTATAAGTTTATCTCTATTTTTTGTGAAGTATTTTATTGTAGAGTCTAATATTTTTTGTTTGTTGTCTTTTGTTGCTTGTCGTTTTAATTTTTCTATATCATCTTCTTTGCGTGTTTTATAATAACTTATAAATCCATCAACGTGTTCATCTGGATTAGAAACGGCTTCACCTTCACGAATTTTTGCATTGTTATATGTTTTAATCATCTTTGAATAATCAGATATACCTATAAATTCATTTAAAAATGTATCGTCTATGCCTTGGCCTTTTATATTATCTAAGAGTGTTAAAAATGATTTGTTTTCTTTTGCAGTAAGTGTGGCACTACCTGAGGCATCTTTAAAACTTGCATCATCAAACCAAACATTTCTTGATGGGCGTAAAGTTTTTACATTTACTTTAAATGATGCTTTTAAATCTTTCATAGTCTTACCAGAATAAGATGTGTGAAAGATAATACCTATTTTAGATGCACTTATTTGTTTTCCTAAATCAGAATCAGTCGGTACAGTATAAGTGATTGTGTTTGGTGTAAACGCAAGAACACTTTCACCATCAAACGTGGCTTTCTTTACATCTCCAGTTGTATAGAGAAGATCACCTTGAAGAACACCTTTGATACCAATCTTAGAAAGATACTTTAATGATTCAATGAGTTTGTTTGCAAGTTCGACTTTTGTGTGATTTTTACGAATATCTGCTGGAGTATAGTTGAGTTTTGGTTTTTTGTTAAATATACTTTTTGTGCCAACAAAGAACTTACCATTTTCTGGATTCGTTCCTGCAAACACAGCAGGCGCACCATCCCATTTTACAGTTACATTTACTTTCGATTTTGCATTACCAGACAACATATCTTGTAATGATTCTAAAAAGTTTGTAACTTCTGAGATGCCATCAGCACCAAAATTGAAGATTTCATCTTCTGCGTGTTCAAGATGCAGATTCTTTGATTCAGTTAAAAATGTTAAAAACGACTGCATTTCTGTGATATTCCCTTATGATAAAATGTATTTCTTATATTTATAATAACATATCATTAGCAAAACGTCAATACCAATTACAACTAAATAAATGTGTAAAGATTTTGTTAAAATAGGAGAACTATTGTGGATTTCGCTATGATTACAGAAATAGTCACTAAATTAGGAATACCTATTGCTTCTGCGTTAGTTGGTGGCTTTTTTATCTTTTTAATTCTCAAATATATATTAGAGAGTGTAACAGGACAGGTAGATTTTCTACATAATGTTATTACTTCTTTAGATAATCGTGTAAAGACTATGAATAACGATATTATTCGTATTGATACTTTAGTGAGTAGTGCTTTGGGTCTTGCACCAGATACAGAGAGAATTGCACGGGCTGATGGGAAAATTGACGCAAGGAAAGATTAATGGATGGTTTGATTAAGTTAGTTGAAGAATTTGGTTTTCCGATTGTGATGACTTTTGGTATGGGTTATTTCATTTGGTTTGTATGGAGATTTGTAACGACTGAATTAAAACCAAAGTTAGGAGAAGCATCAGGTGTATTGATTGCTTTGATTGACCGTATAAGAATGTTAGACAATGATTTAATAAGATTACAACAGAAGGTAAATGTTGTTTTAGAATATAACGAAAAGGAAGAGGATAAAAAAGAATGATACTTATAATTTTAACTATTTTATGCTTGTTTGCTTCACCGATTTATGCAGACGAACTGACACACACATTTAAGAACCCTTCGTTTAGTGGAAAGGGTTATTCTAGCCACGCATTGACTATTGAGAACTTACAACACACTCGTAAAGCAAAAGTGAAATCAGACATGGGTGTAGAAGAACGTAGAGCCCAACGAGAAGCAGATAATACAAATCTAGCAAAGTTTATTCGTAATGTAGAAAGTAGAATATATTCTCAAATATCTAAGAACTTGGTAGACAAGATGTTTGGTGAAGAAGCAAGTGATACAGGTGAAGTTACTATAGACGGAAACAATATCTCGTATAGTAAAACAAATACATCTATTACTATGACCATTGTGGATTCAAATGGTAGCACAACGACTATGACGATCCCTATAGGAGAGTTTACATTCTAAAATGTTTAAATTATTACCTGTCATTCTTTTGTTTTTGACAGGTTGTGCGACAATGGATATGGCAATAAGTGTAACAGATATGCCGAAGAAGTCGCAGGTTTCTTTGAAAAAATTGATAACTATACCGCCACCAACAAGAGGTCCAATTGTAGTTGCAGTATATAAGTTTTTGGATCGAACAGGACAGAGAAAATCGAAAGACAATATTGCTTCTCTGTCGTCAGCAGTAACGCAAGGTGCAGATGTTATAGTAATACAGGCATTGAAAAACGCTGGGAATGGTAGTTGGTTTAGAGTAGTAGAGAGAGTTGGTTTAGACCATTTGATAAAAGAACGACAACTTGTTAGAAGTACGAGAGCAACATTCGAGGGAAAGAAAAGAAAGAATAGATTAAAACCACTTCTTTTTGCTGGTGTTTTAATCGAAGGTGGTATTATATCGTATGATACAAATATTCTTTCTGGTGGTTCTGGTGCAAGATTCTTTGGTACTGGAGGTAGTGGCCAATATAGAAAAGATCAAGTATCTATCTATATGAGAGTCGTTTCTGTACAGACTGGAGAAATACTTGTAAATATTGGTGTAACAAAAACAATATTAAGTATGCGAACTGGACTAGATTTCTTTCGTTTCATAGATATAGGACAGAAAGCATTAGAGATTGAAAGTGGTGGTGCAGTAAACGAACCCACTACATTTGCAATAAAGAGAGCAGTAGAAGCAGCCGTTGTTCTTATTATAGAAGAAGGCGCTAAGAAAAAAATCTGGGCATTTAAGAAGATGCCTAAGAAGAAGAAAGTAATTAAAAAACCAAAAGAGGAGCAAGTAGAAGAATATGAGGATTAAAAGATTTTTAATATTCTCATTGTTTATGTTACTATGCAGTAACGCATATGCTATTGATAACGATATTTACATCACACAATCTGGTGATAATCTAACATTGAGTATCACACAGGATGGTGGATCAAACAAAGTTGGTGATGCAACAACAGGTGTAACAATCACAGGTGCAACAAGTTCAATTGACATTGACCAAATCGGTGATACAAACGTAATCTCTGGTAAATGGATTGCAGCCACAACCACACTTGATTTAGATATGACTGGTGATAGTAACACTTTGGCCCTTGATATTGATGCAGGGTCATCATACTCATCATCAGCAATCAATACAAAAGTTCAATACACTGGTGGCAGTAATAACTTTAACGTAGATATTGCTGACAATGCAGCCATTACAACGGCTGATTTTGATATCGTAATGAGTGGTAGTTCTAATACAGGTACAATCAATCTAGATGCAAACGGTGGCGACACTATGAACGTAACTGCAACTGGTTCGACTAATGCATATACTGTTGATCAGGCAGGTTCTGGTGCGAAGAAACTACAACACACGCACACTGGTTCCAATGCTACAATCGACATTGACCAAACAGGTAATAACAATAATACTGCTATTATCACAACAAGTAGTGCAAGTATGAC